TAGCGTAATCATCTGTCCAAGTATCAGGAAAAGCACTATTACCAAATCCTCTATTAGGACCATGACCAGGATCATTAGGACCTTCTCCTTCTAATATATGTTCTCTTCTTGAAGGACTCACTTTACATTCCGCATTATGCACCCAAACAGCACAATCACCAACAAAATAAGTATGGAAATCCTCCACTTGAAAATTATACACCGAAACAGGTTCTTCTGTCAATTCTAGGTAATAATCTTCAATAATTAAGTCTTCACCATTCACACTGACAAGCTTATCTCCCACAAGAAGATGTCCTGCTTCAATAAAGCCTCTACCCTGTACATAGAACGGATGATTATCGGTTGTAACGATTTCCTCTCCATTTATTGTAATATGTACAAGCTTGTCTACCTGTCGGACATAAGTCTCAAGAACAGTTTTCTCCGCAGTTTCAAGCGTGTCGGGATTTGTTGATATAACTTTATCTCCTGCGGCAAGCTTTTCTATTGCAACAAGACCTGTAGCTGTAAGAATCGTAGTTCCTGCAATAAAGCAAGCCATGTTTTGAGAAGCCGCACCTGTAAATGATGATACCAGGCTTACACCCATCTGAAAATTGTTATACAAATCACTTTGATGCAGCTTATTGTTCAATGCTGTTAACGGATTATCGGGATCTATCATTCCCAGTCCCATTGCTAGCGTATCAAATCCGTCCATGGTGTTTGACATTGCACCACTGACCTTTGCTGTTGTCTGGATTGCATTTCCGAGTTTAGAACCACAGGTTATAAATTTACCTGCAATTCCACCAACTCCACCTAAGGCACCACCCATTATTGCTCCATCCAAAGCACCTTGAGCAAAACCTTCTAAAAACGAACCTCCTGATAGCAAGCTGGTAATGCCTCCTATCAAGCCACCTGTAATAGCACCCTTTAATGCTCCAAGCAATATTCCTACGCCTATTCCTTGTAATCCTGGTATAAATAGGCAAGCGACAGCAGCTATAAGTTCAATTGCTAAAACAATTTCTTTCCAATGTTCCTTACACCAATCTCCTACTTTTTTCAAACCATCGCAGAATTTTTCCCAACCAGACTTTTCACATTCCGGTTTCAGGTAAGAATATTCTTTATAGAAATCATCTTTCGCTTTTGATACAGCATCAGCTGCTGAGTTATCACGATTAATTGTAAGGTCTATGAATGCATTTACTTGCTTTTGCGTTGCTTCCAGACCAGCGATCTGTTGTTCCTGCGTCTGAGATGATGAAGAAATACTGCTGACAACATTATCACAAACACTGCTGTTGATTCCAAGGATTTTGGATTTTAACGCAGATAAATCAACGCAAAAATCACTGACTGCATTTTTAGCTTGCTCTATGTAATTGGACATACTGTTGATCTTATCTTTATACAGCTCAATTGTTGCCATTTCGTCATCTCTTTTCCTTTATGCTTGCTGAATTATTTTTTCATAATACGCCATATTTATAAGTGCTGTTTGCTTACTTGATTCATACTGATCAATCATATATTGTGCATTGCGAATATCCATATCAATTTCCTGAATCTGAGAATTTATCGTTTGCAGTTCTTGATTCAATGTTTCAATCGTTTGAGAAACAGAAGACTTTCCTGAATTTATGAAATCAAATACCTCTGTTAACTTAGAATTAGCATTTGTAGCATTTTCTCCAAATGTTTCTTCCAGATTGAAAGCTTTTACCGTACTTGAACTTACCATCGCACTAAAATTAGCTGCGGCTTCCTGCACTTTACCATTAATCTTGGTTAAATGCGAGAAAAGACCATCCTTACTTCCAGTAGTATTACTGATAGAATCATATAAATCCTGGTTCCGTTGTATTTCAGTTTGCTTTTCATCAGCCAAAATATTTTTATTCTGTCGTTCAGACTGCAATTCACCTATTCTATTTTGATAATTTTGAATATAACTACAATATTCATAGTAGTTGCGTTGTTCCATGTTATAGTACTCGACAGCTTCTTCCGGTGTCATCTTATCCTCCTTATAGGATTCTTTATTATATATTAAAAATAAATAATAGAAGTCAATGTATCATTATTATTTATTATATAAACATATTAAAATTTAAAATAAGGATTTATATTCATAAACTGATAAATACGCACTTTCCAGCATACTTTTTTGAAAATATGCAATCAAAATGAAGCATGCCAGAAAAGACGTATATATCACTTGTGAAAAAATCTTACTTTTTCATCTGTTTTAAAGCAGCCGGCTCTTTTGGCTGATATGTCCCAGCTGTAGATACTTGTCCAGCAGCTTTATGAGCTGCATTCATAGCGAATGTTGTCACCTTCTGAGCCATTTTCTTTTTAAGATTCATCATTACGCCTCCTTTCAGCTATAGTACCAATTGGTAAAAGTACAACAACCGACAAAAGTGTCAATGTCGCAACAATACCATAATATGGTTTCCAAAGATATAAAAATACAGAGATTGCAAAGTCTGCTACATAAATATACTTTGCAATTGTATGACATTGCTGTAATTGCTCCTCAGTAACTGGTTTATATTTATTTTCCACAGGACCTAAGTACCACACACCTAATCCACTCCATAAAAGGATCAAAATAAGTATACTAATATTAACCCAGTTTAATAATATTCGCCCTAATATCAGTACCGAAATAAATATTCCGCAAAATGTCAAATTACAACGTAAATATGTCGTACAATGATATCCTCCAATATAATGACGAATAGTTGTAAATACTATTCCAAAAATCACAGCAGCAATAATATTTTTAAATACCATTCCTATTACAATCAACAAAACATAATTTACTATAGTTGAAAGTGTAATCTCAATTCCATATGCACAGATTTCTTGAGATTCCTTTTTACCTAATTCAGGATTAACATTTTGTAATTTTGTCACTATCACCCACGCAATTTTATGATACATAATTCAACTTATGATGTCGCATTTTAAATCATCTATTCCTTTCATTTTTCTGCCGAGGAAATTATTATCACTTTTTTACATTTTATATCTTATATCGACAAAACATAAAAGTCAATCGTATTGGCACGAACTCCTGTAACTTTGGCACGAAATAATTTTAGTTTCTTGAAACCAATCTGAAAATTTGTTATAATTAAAAAAAGGAGGCGATAAAATGCTAAGAGCAGCAATTTGTGACGATGAGAGCGTCATACTTTCCATGATGAAGTCCAGCATTGAAAAAACTTTTTTACAAGAAAAATTCGATTGCAGTATACAAGCTTTTTCTTCTGGTGAAGAATTATTAAAAATTCATAAGGATCAACCATATGATGTTCTGTTTTTGGATATTTATATGACCGGATACAGCGGATTTGATGTTGCCAAAACAGTCGGCAAGCTAACGCCAAATACACTATTAATTTTTGTAACTTCACAAGATTCTATGGTATATAACAGCTTAGATTACAGACCATTCCAATTTGTAAGAAAAAATCGGATTCAAACAGATAATAGCGAACTTGTTACAGTTACAAGAAAACTGATTAAATATTATCGTGAACATAAATCCATTACATTGTATTTAGGAGTTGGAGAAAAACGATGCGTTTCTTTTCAAGAAATTTCATATCTAAAAAGCAGTCTGCATTACATAGAATATCATCTTACAAATGGTGAAGTATTGCGTGTGCGTCAAAAAATTACTGATGCTGAAAATGAGCTTAATTCTTATGGGTTTGCTAAAATTCATAGGCAATATATCGTAAACCTAAATGCCATTGAACGCATCAGTACAACGAATTCGTTTCTGCGTCTGCATTCCGGAAAAACGCTGAATATCAGTAAAACATATATGAATTCACTAATGCATAAATATCAACAGCAAATGAGGAATATGCCGTGACAAATATCTTTTGGAACATTTTTGAATTAGCTGTAAATATTTTTGAGGCAGCAAATGTTATGTATTTTGTTTTTGCATTTCTAAAAGGAAATATTCATAACAAAAAGGAATGTAGAAATTGGATGGTCGGAAGTCTTACATATGCCACTACTTCAACGTTTTTAAACAGTTTTATGGATTATGAAGGATATTTTCTACTAATATATTTCGTTATAGTTTTTGTCTATTCACTTATATTTTTTCACGGTTCTATACTCAAAAAACTGTTTACATCTGCTTTTTCCGTATCATGCTTAATACTTGTTTCAACAATTATAACGGGAATTGTTACAAATGCAGCCAAAGCACCTTTAACTCAGGTCTATTCCGAATCAGGTTGGATCAGATTATTAACGGTTATTCTGGTGCAAATAACAGATTTTTATCTATTTCAAATTTTGATACGTATATTCAGAAATAAAGATGTTCGTCTCAGAAAAACAGAATGGATTTTGCTCCTAAGCATCTTCTTGTTATCAACTGCCATCATTGTTTTAATTCAACTTGCGCAGTTGAAAAATGATCTGACACCGAATACAAGAATAATTTTACTGTTTGCAGATGTTTGTATTGTTATTATTAATATAATTACAATCAAAATAATTACGCTTCTTAACCAACAATATCATACCAAAATGGAAAATGAACTTCTTAATACTAAACTTCAATATCAGACTCAATATACTACAGCGGTACAGCAACAAGAGGAATCAGTTAAAAAGCAACGGCATGATATAAAAAACAGCATGACAGTACTATATAAACTTGCAGATCAAGAAGATATTAACGGAATAAAGAAATACATACAGCAATATATAGAACATTATCATAATGAAATTTCTTTTGTTCATACAAATCATACTATAGTAGATGCAATTATCAATACTAAACTGAGCTATGCAAATGAAATAGGTATAAATACAGTATGCTTAATCGACAGCAATCTTCCAGATATTTCAGATACAGATTATTGCTCGCTGCTTGGAAATATGCTGGATAATGCAATTGAAGCATCGCAGAATAATAAAGAATCTCCAGAAATTATATTGGAAATGGTAAGTGCAAATACACAATTGCGTATTCGTGTAAAAAACAAGATACAAAAAAGCATTTTAAACACAAATCCATATCTTCGTACAACCAAATCTGTTCCTAAAAAGCATGGTTATGGCATATCAATTTTAAAAGAAATAGCTTCCAGGTATGATGGCTCTACTGACTTTTTTGAAGAGGATTCATACTTTATAGCACAAATTGTTTTATATACTTCAGCAGAAAATACAAACGATTTAAAAGAACTTGTTTACAAATAAAAGCAAAAAACAGAATACCCTCAATATTTCACATTTTAAAAGTCTAAAGCATAACTATTCGGCCTTACATGCCGAAGGTTATGCTCTTTTTTTATACCCTCAGCTATTATTCGCAAAAAGTTTACAAATCTGACCTTCCGATTTTGACCCATTAATTTGTCTTAGTATTTCTAGGAGGGCAAATAAGGCTCATTCTCAAAACTGAATATGGAGGGAGGAAAAGCTGTGTTTAATCCCTCGCATAACGACAGAATGGAACTTGAGATTTTCGATAGTTTCAGTAAAACGGTGATGAGAAATACAGGCAGAAATATAGCCTCTGCTTCCAAAACAATAAAGACAAATGAAACTGTCAGTACAGATACAGTGCAGTACATACTGGAAACACAAGGTGAAAGAGAAATTTATCCATCTGAACATATTATCAATGATGAAAAAGGTCACAGCTGCGTGATAACGACGGAATGGCTGTATCAGGCAATGCTCTTACTGACAGACAAACAGAAAGAGGTGATAATTCTGGAATTCTGGTACGGAATGTCTGTTTCCAATATTTCCAAAACATTACATATTTCCAAGCGTTCCGTATTTGAAAGGAAGAAAAACGCATTTAATAGCATCCGAAATTACTATGAAAGGAATCAGAAATAATGGAACTTGATTATGAAACTGTGCGCCGTGCCATCAAAGGTGACTATAATGCACAAACCAAGCTTCTGAATCACTATGACGGTTACATAAATGCCTTGTCAACTATTATTGAAGTCAAACCGGACGGTACAGAACGCCGCTATGTAGACGAGGATATGAAAGCAGAGATACAGACGCAGTATCTTGAGGCACTTCCCAAGTGCAAGGTGATAAAATGATACCAACAGATCTATTTGAATTTGCCTATGTGCCGGACTGGTACGGGCAACTGGACGAGCTTGCCGAAATGGCACTGCCGGAGCCGTGGCGGTTCAGAAAGCCAGCAGTAGAAACCAGAAATACAGATACGCCGATTTTAGAGCGGTACATCAATATTATCTTTCGCAAGCAAAGCATTGATTACAACACAGAACCAGACCCGGGTAAGGCATCAAAATTCTTTCACATTGAGAATGAATATGCCTGCTTACATACCGGACTTTACAATCAGAGATACAAGGCAATTTACGCATATTTTGAACGCAATAAGAAACGGGAAACAACTTTTAATTGGTATTTCCGTGGCTTCTGCGATGAAATATCACCAAAACTGAAATACATTGAACCTTTGCCGGAAAAGCCGAGATTCCCAATGATTCAGAATGGCATCAATTTCAATCCGGAATGGCAGATTCGTGTGAACGTGGATCACATTCTGGGAGATGCAGAAAATCTGGAACGCATTCCTGCAAAAATTCGTAAAGCAAAAAACTTGCCGCTTCTTCTGGAGACAGCAGTGGAGCTTGCCCGAAGACAAGCTGTCGTAGAACCGGGACTGGTTGTACCGCAGGGTTACCAGAATAAATTACAATATCTTTTGCCAATATGCTTGACCAATATGAAGAAACCTGATCTTGCTATGACAATTTCTGTAATGGACGGATATTATCTTGGAAATACCTGTCTGACGCTGGAGATGGCTTACCTGAATGCGAGATTGATTGCACGGCCGATTGCACCATGGCTGACTGATCTGGTGAAATAAGAAAAAATTTTGATATGCTAAAAATCCGATGAGATACAAGTACTTTTGTGCCTTATCGGATTTTTTTTAATTTGGAGAATATTTAGATTTTGCTATAAGTGATGAAGGTAAGCAGTAATGATGCAGTTGTTCAAACAAAAAACTTATATACTCATGTGAGATTTACTCAAATTGTATTGTGCGAAAAAATTTCTCAAACACGACAAAAGGTGTCGTGTTTGTGCAGTAAAATACAGTCGAACGGTTTAGAAAGGAGGGTAGGAATTATGAGTGCTATTGAACGACGTGCTGAAATCATGCGAATACTGACAAGCCGCAGAAAGTGTTATCTGTCTGAGCTTTCAGATGAGCTTGGTGTGTCCAAAAGAACGATTCAGCGTGATATACAGGCACTTGTATTGGAATACCCTCTTGAAAGTATTAGTGGTAATGGCGGCGGAATCCGTCTGGCAGATTGGTACTATCCCCATAAAAACATTCTGTCACAGGAACATATTCATGTCATAGAAGCAATGATAGAAAAAGCTGATTCACATCAAAAAGTTGTATTACAGCAAATGTTAGCTGCTTTTGGCTCCAATACATATCGTTCAAAATGCAAATCCAAGTCAAGGAGGTAATTTTATGGACAAACCAAATACCATGTTTGATGTTATTCGTGCGCTCCGATATCTTGCTGACTGTATTGAAGTTGTTGCTGGCACTATAACTGAACATGAGGTTGCATCATTCGAACAAATCTATCCGCCGGTGGAGGAACAGCCGGAAGAAAGCAAAACGGAAGCATCTGAAAAGGCAGTCACCCTTACCGAAGTCAGAGCCGTACTTGCAGGCAAGTCCCGTGAGGGATTTACTGAGGAAGTCAAGCAGCTGCTTATGAAACACGGTGCGGAGAAGCTCTCCGGCATCGCTGAAAGTGAGTACGCCGCACTTCTGAAGGAGGCTGAGAACCTTGGCAGTTAAGCACAGCACAAGAGCCCATTCAGTTCTGTCAGCGTCTGCAAGTTCAAGGTGGCTTGCCTGTCCGCCGTCAGCAAAGCTCAATGCAGAAATCCCTGATACCACAACGGACTATGCCCGTGAAGGCACCTGCGCCCATGAGCTTGCTGAGTACAAGGTAAATAAGCTGCTCGGCATTGAAGCAAAAGACCCCACAGAGAATCTTGATTTCTATGATTCGGAAATGGAGGACTGTACAGAAAACTACGCCCAGTACATCGCTGAAGAAATCAGCAAATACAGTGCCCCGGTGGTAATGGTGGAACAGCGTTTGGATTTCAGCAGATATGTTCCGGGTGGCTTTGGCACAGGTGACTGTATCATTGTTGCCGATGATGTTCTTACCGTCATTGACTACAAGCACGGGAAAGGCGTGGCTGTTTCAGCAGAGCGAAATTCACAGATGATGCTGTATGCTTTGGGTGCATTGAAACTTTTTGACAGTCTGTATGACATCAAAGAAATCCGCACGGTCATTTTTCAGCCGAGAATTGAAAATGTCAGTGAATCAGTAATCTCAGTGTCTGAATTACTCTGCTGGGCAGAAAATGAACTGAAACCGAAAGCAGAGCTTGCCGCTAAAGGTGAGGGAGAATTCTGTGCAGGAGAACACTGCCGCTTCTGTAAAGTTAAAGCAACCTGCCGCAAACGTGCAGAGTACAATCTTACGCTTGCACAGTATGATTTTTCACCTGCCGCAACACTGGAGGACAGAGAAATCGAAGCAATTCTCGAAAAAGCAGACGCCCTGACAGCATGGGCGGCAGATGTAAAAGAATATGCACTCTCCCAGGCACTTGCCGGAAAGCAGTGGACAGGCTACAAGGTAGTTGAGGGCAGGTCCAACCGCAAGTATACCGATGAAAAAGCAGTTGCAGAAGCTGTAAAAGCAATCGGCGAGAATCCATATTGTAAACCGGAGGTTCTCGGAATCACTGCTATGACAAAACTGCTGGGCGGCAAAAAGAAATTTGACGAACTTCTCAGCAAATATGTATGTAAACCACAGGGAAAACCAACGCTTGTTCCTGCGTCTGACAAAAGAAAAGCCTGGAATCCCGCACAAAATGAATTTAAAGGAGAATTTTAATTATGGCAAAATATGTTAATCCCACAAAGGTAATCACAGGCCCTGAAACACGCTGGAGCTATGCAAACGTATGGCAGCCTAAAGCTATTGACGGCGGCGCTCCGAAGTACAGTGTTTCACTTATCATTCCGAAGTCCGATACAAAAACAATAGAAAAAGTCCGTGCGGCAATTCAGGCGGCTTATGATGAGGGACAGGGCAAACTGAAAGGAAACGGCAAATCTGTTCCGCCACTCAGTTCAATCAAAACACCTCTCCGTGACGGCGATGTTGAGCGTCCTGATGATGAGGCTTATGCAAACAGCTATTTCATCAATGCAAACTCAGCCTCTGCTCCTGGAATCGTAGATGCTGCCTGCCAGCCGATTATAGATACAAGCGAGGTGTACAGCGGCGTTTACGGACGTGCAAGTATCAACTTTTACGCATTCAATTCAAACGGAAATAAGGGTATTGCCTGCGGACTGAATAATTTGCAGAAAATCCGTGACGGTGAATCCTTAGGCGGAAAATCCCGTGCGGAGGATGATTTCGCTGATCTTGATGATGATTTTCTCAACTGATAATACATGAATAGCTGGGTGGGCAGTTAGGCTTAATGCTTGGGTGGGAATAATGAGAGGATGATATAAAATGAACGAGCTTATTAAAGTAAACTATGACAATCCCGAATGTCCTGTAGTTTCAGGACATGAATTACATAACGCACTGGGTATTACAACAAGATACAACGACTGGTTTACTCGTATGTGCGAATACGGATTTACTGAGAATAAAGACTTTTACTCATTTTTGAGTAAAAGTAGTGGTGGTAGACCTGGAACAGACCATATGCTTACCATTCCGATGGCAAAGGAACTATGTATGATTCAGCGTACTGATATCGGCAGAAAGTTTCGTCAGTACTTCATTTCTATTGAAGAAGCGTGGAACAGTCCGGAAATGGTTATGCAGAGAGCGTTGTCAATTGCGAATGAACGTGTAAAAACACTTCAGCTTTCAGTTTCTCAGCTTACTGTGGACAATCAGATTATGAAGCCAAAGGCTGAGTATTTCGATGAACTTGTTGACAGAAAATTACTTACCAATTTTCGTGATACCGCAAAGGAACTTCACATCGGACAGAAAGAGTTTATCCAGTTTTTAATTGACCATAAGTATGTATATCGTGACCAGAGAGGAAAGCTGAAACCGTATATGCCGTATGTGGAAGATGGACTTTTTGAACTGAAAGAATTTACAAACACTAAAACAGGTTTTACGGATACTCAGGCTTTGATTACGCCTAAAGGTAAGGAAACTTTCAGGTTACTCGGCATATAAGCATCAGACGGGAGGGCGTTTGCAGCAATGCTGTGGGTGGGTTTGAGGTTTTTATGATAACAATTGATATTGAAACAAAATCCGATAAGGATATATCAAAATGCGGCGTGTATGCCTACGCAGATTCACCATATTTTGATATTCTGCTATTTGCATATTCCATAGACGGACAGCCGGTTCAGGTGGTTGATACGGCAAAGGGCGAAGAAATTCCGGCAAAAATTCTCTCAGCACTTGCTGACGAAAAAGTAATAAAGAGAGCCTTTAACGTGAATTTTGAAAGAGTATGCCTATCACGTTATCTTAGGAAGAATTATCCTGAGTATTTCGGGAGTTACAGCATAAATGAAGATACTGTCGGGGATTATCTGAATCCGAGAAGCTGGGAGTGTACCATGATACACAGCCGTACTCTCGGACTGCCTTCATCACTTGCAGAGGTGGGCACGGTTCTTGGAATAGAGCAGCAGAAAATGTCTGAGGGAAAGGCTCTAATCAAGTTTTTCTGTGTGCCTTATGCTGAAAAAGACGGTATTCCTCAGTTCCATAATCCAAGAGATTATCCGGATAAATGGGAGATTTTCAAGGCATATAACAAACGTGATGTTGAGGCTGAAATGGAAATTGACAGGAAACTCAGCCGCTTTCCTGTTCCGGATTTTATCTGGAGTGAATTTTACCTCGATCAGGAAATAAACGACCGTGGCATTCTTGTTGACATGGAGCTTGCTGATGCAGCCATTACCCTTGATGAACAGTCAAAGGCAAAGCTGACTTCTGAAATGCAAAGATTAACGGGAGTAGAAAATCCTAACTCTGTGTATCAGCTTCTTGACTGGCTGGAAAAGCAAGGGTACAAGTCGGATTCTCTTGGCAAGGCACAGGTGCAGGAACTCATCAAAACTGCAAAGGAGCCAGTCAGGTCTGTGCTTGAAATGAGGTTACAGCTGTCAAAATCATCAGTCAAAAAATACACGGCAATGAAGCAGACAGCTTGCAGTGATAACCGTGCAAGAGGAATGTTCAGCTTTTATGGGGCATCGAGAACAGGCCGCTGGGCTGGACGTAACATTCAGCTGCAAAATTTAAGACAGAACCATATTCCCGATTTGACAGAGGCAAGAGAAATTGTAAAGTACGGATACCACGATGAAATTGAAATGCTCTATGGAGATGTACCCGATACGCTTTCTCAGCTTATCCGTACAGCATTTGTACCGAGAGAGGGATATAAATTCATTGTCAGTGACTACAGTGCGATTGAAGCAAGAGTCATCGCATGGCTTGCAGGTGAGGGGTGGAGAATGGACGCTTTTGCAAATAATGAGGATATTTACTGCGCTTCGGCATCAAAAATGTTCGGCGTGCCTGTTGTCAAGCATGGCATCAATGGACATCTCAGGCAGAAAGGAAAGGTGGCAGAGCTTGCCTGTATTGCAGAGGGACAGCTTGTACTTACCGATCATGGACTTATTCCAATTGAAAAGGTTTCAGTTTCTGACAGAGTGTGGGACGGCATTCAGTGGATAAGACACGAAGGCGTTATTTATAAAGGTCAGCAGAGGGTTATTACCTATGACGGACTTACAGCAACGCCTGACCATTTCGTCTGGATCAAAGGCAGAATTACACCGGTGCCATTCGGCGTTGCCGCTACAACGGGTTCCTGTCTTGTGAATACGGGAAATGACAGAATTGCTTTGCAGTACTCCTGGAAGGATCATATATTTTCAAGCAGTGATAAAGCAAATGAAGAACATATTCTCATCAAAGGAAAAGCCCGTGTCTATGATTTGAAGAATGCAGGACCTAACCACCGCTTTACCGTATCGGGAAAACTTGTCCACAACTGCGGCTACGGCGGTTCAGTTGGTGCAATGAAAGCTATGGGTGCCGATTCACTCGGTTTATCAGATGCGGAATTGAAACAGATAGTAACTGACTGGCGTGAAGCATCTCCAAATATTACAGATTTATGGTGGGCAGTTGGCCGTGCCGCAAAGAAAGCGGTAAAGGAAAAAACAACCACCGAAACCCACGGACTTACATTTTCCTATGGATCCGGATTTCTGTTTATAGAACTTCCAAGTGGCAGGCGTCTTGCTTACGCTAAACCCCGTATCGGTGAGAATCAGTTCGGCGGTGAATCTGTTACATATATGGGCATAAATCCTCAGAAGAAGTGGGACAGGCTTGAAAGCTACGGGCCAAAGTTTGTGGAAAATTGCGTCCAGGGCATAGCAAGAGATTTACTGATGTATTCCATGAAAACCTTATCAGACTGCTTTATTGTGGCACACGTCCACGATGAAATGATTATTGAAGCAGATAAAAGAATGTTAGCACAGGAAGTATGTCAGCAGATGTCAAGAACTCCTGCATGGGCGGAGGGACTTATTCTCCGTGCTGAAGGATATGAATGCGAATATTACAAAAAAGAATAGATGCTTTTCTGCATCCGAGCAATATCAACAAAAAACATAAAAAAGTGTACTCCCACAGAGGACAGAAAGGATTTACAATGGCAAACAAGTATAACGCAGAGGGCTACTACAGCCCCACAGAATATGAAGCACTGACCAACATTGAAAAGGAAGAAAGGGCGGCGCAAATTGCCGCCAACTTCCGACCGATTGTTTACATATGCTCACCCTACTCCGGCAATGTAAACCATAATATCGAAATGGCCCGTAAGTACAGCCGTTTCGCTGTTGATAAGCATTACCTTCCCATAGCACCGCATCTTCTGTTCACACAGTTTATGAATGACGAAATTCCCGAAGAACGTGAAATCGCAATCTTCATGAACTTCGTGCTGATGAGTAAATGTGCCGAAATGTGGGTGTTCGGAGATGTTATATCAGCAGGAATGCAGCATGAAATCAATCGTGCTAAACGCAAGTACATGAAGATAAGATACTTTACAGAAGAACTGGAGGAAAAGAAATGAAGTTTACAATTTATACTGCTGACTGTACAGGTAATGAAAAAAATACGCTGTATCCGAATCAGAGGGTTATTACCTGTGAGGGTGACCTTAAAAAATCCATAACCGCTGACCATGTATGTGCTCAGTATAAAAATAACACACGCAGTGATGCAAATTTCATGGTGTCAGACGTTGTTCCCATGGACTGCGACAATGACCACAGCGACAATCCTGATGAATGGATTACACCGGAAATCCTTGCTGACATTCTGGGAGATGTTGCATTTGCGGTTACATACAGCCGTCATAATATGCTGCCTAAAGGTAATAAGACTGCCCGCCCAAAATTTCATGCTTTCTTTCCGACTGCACCCTGCAATGATGCTCATTCCTACAAAGCTATCAAATCGAAAATCTACCATAAACTCAGCTTTTTTGATGATGGCGCTCTTGATGCAGCAAGATTTTTATATGGGGCACCAAGTGATGTTTACTGGCATGAAGGCAGTCTTTCCATTGAGGACTGGCTCACACTTATGAAGTCAAACCGCAATATTCCACAAGGACAAAGAAACAGTACAATGTCACGCATTGCAGGAAAACTTGTAAAGCGTTTTGGTGTAACGGATGAAGCATATCAGAAATTTCTTGAAAAGGCTGCTGAATGCGAACCTCCCCTTCCCGATGATGAACTTGAGACCATATGGCATAGTGCCTGTAAATTTGGAAAGAAAGTAGCCTCACAGGACGGATATATCTCACCCGAAGAGTATGGCAGACATTCGCTTATCCCGGAAGATTTTTCTGATGTTGGCGAGGCACGTACTTTCGTTGACAGTTTTTCTGATGAGGTGGCATTTACAATTGCAACTGACTATCTCCGCTACAACGGAACCTACTGGGAAGAATCAGAACACGCAGTAACTTTAGCCATGATAGAACATACCGACATTCAGCTTGCAGAGGCTGAAAAACAGGTTGAAGCCTCACTTATAAAACTTGAAAGCCTCGGTGTTACAAGAGATTCAGCTATTGCGGGCGGTAAAAAGTTCAGGGATAATCTTGACGATGAACAGACTGATGCATACAAGCAGTATCAGTATTACATGGCTTTCAAAGCCTTTGTAATGAAATACCGCCATATACGCAGTATGACCAACGCTCTCGATGCGGCAAAACCACTGGTTTTACATAATCCCGAAGCACTTGATAGCAATCCGATGCTGCTGAATACTCTCGGCGGCACTTACTATCTGCCCGAAGGACTGGACGGCTGGAAACCTACAGACCCTGCTGACCTTCTCACAAAGGTAACGGCTGTAGTTCCAGGCAATGAGGGTGAAGATTTATGGAATGATGCCTTACAGCTTTTCTTCTGCGGTGATCAGAGCCTTATTGAATATGTGCAGATGATATGCGGACTCTGTATTGTCGGCAAGGTGTATATGGAGGCTATGATTATTGCCTATGGTGACGGACGTAATGGTAAGAGTACATTCTGGAATGTAATCTATAAGGTTCTCGGAAGTTACAGCGGTAATATCTCAGCTGACGCTTTGACGGTAAACTGTAAGCGTAATGTAAAGCCTGAAATGGCTGAACTCAAAGGAAAGCGTATGATTATTGCAGCAGAACTCCAGGAAGGAATGAGACTAAATACATCAGTGGTAAAACAGCTTTGCTCCACAGACCCCATTTTCGCTGAAAAAAAGTTCAAGGCTCCGTTTAACTTTGAACCCAGTCACACTCTTGTCCTTTACACCAATCATCTTCCAAAGGTCGGTGCTTCTGATGACGGTACATGGAGAAGACTTATTGTCATTCCTTTTCACGCTAAAATCCAGGGTGAGGCAGATATAAAAAACTATACGCAGTATCTGGTTGATAACGCTGGTGGCGCTGTACTTTCCTGGCTGATTGAGGGTGCGAGAAAGGTTATCAAAGCAAATTACCAGATAACCAGACCGCAGTGTGTCCTTGATGCTATCGGTGCATACCGTGAGGGCAACGACTGGCTTGGTACTTTCATCAATGAATGCTGTGAGGTGGACAAGTCTTATCAGGAAAAGTCAGGAGAACTGTACAGACGTTACCGTGAATACTGCAATGAGAACGGGGAATATGTCCGCAGTACAACTGATTTTTATACTGCACTTGAACAGGCAGGATACAAGCGTAAGAGAACAACACAGTGTAATGTTATTATGGGACTGTGCATCAAATGTGATTTTCTTGACTAAAGGTTTGTTTTTGACTTCCACTTAACACAATCGACTTCCACTTTTAAAGTGGAAAAATACCGAAATATAGGGAAAGTGGAAGTCATAGGAACTCATATACAGACTTTACGCAGGCGAGAGAAAAAGTAAAAATTTTCTCTATATATAAGGTTTGTATTTGACTTCCTATGACCTCCATTTTCCCGAAAAACAGGGAGAATTTATGCGAGAATCATTTATTGAAGAAAAACTCCGAAAGGCTGTCAAGCAAAAAGGCGGTATTTGCTGGAAGTTCACATCACCGGGAACCGCAGGTGTTCCCGACCGCATCATATTGATGCCAGAGGGCAGGTTTGCCTTTGTAGAAGTTAAAGCACCGGGTGAAAAAACGAGACCTCTGCAGCTTTCAAGACACAGACTTCTGAGGCGGTTAGGCTTTAAGATTTACGTTCTTAATAATATTGAGGAAATTGGAGGTATTATTGATGAAATTAAAAGTGGTTTGTGATTTCTGCGGCATGAATTTTGAAAGAGAATCTTATTACCTCAAGGGAAAAAAACATCATTTCTGTTGTAGACAATGTCTTGCAAATTTCAGCAATAAGAAAAAGAACCCTGACAGATACAACGAACTTAAGGATTTTACATCTATGAGCCAGAATCTATCAGCTTTGAACCGAAAACTTAATCCAATAAGAATGACACCAGAAACAAGAAAAAAAAATTAGAAATGCCCGTTTAAATTCTGGTAATGGCGTTACATACACCAAATTGTATGGTGTTCACGAACATCGAGTGGTAGCTGAAAAAAAGATAGGCAGACCGCTTTTACCCGGTGAGGTGGTTCATCATATTGATGGAAACAAAAGAAATAATATTCCAGATAACTTAATTGTATTCCCTTCACAATCCGCTCACGCACAACACCACGCCAATTTGACATGGTTTATCAAAGAATTAGAAAAAATAGAAAGAGGTGATGAATAATGAAGCTTCATGATTATCAGGAATATGCGGTAAAGTTTATTGAAGAACATAAAATAGCAGCCCTTCTCCTGGACATGGGCTTGGGTTGACAAAACTGTTACAACCCTTACTGCCATTAACAATCTGATGTTTGATATGTTTGAAGTCAGAAAGGTTCTTATCATTGGTCCTCTCAGAGTTGCAAGAGATACATGGCCTTCTGAAATTGAAAAGTGGGAACATCTCCGTCACCTGAGATACAGCGTTGCTGTGGGCAGTGCGGAAGAACGTGTTACAGCACTTCAAGCAGATGCAGACATTTACATCATCAACCGTGAAAATGTGGATTGGCTTGTCAGCAACAGGATTTTTGACTTTGACATGATTGTAATTGACGAGCTTTCCAGTTTCAAGAATCACCAGAGCAAACGCTTTAAGGCACTCATGAAAGTGCGCCCGAAAGTGAAAAGAATCGTAGGTCTGACCGGTACTCCTGCAAGTAACGGACTTATGGATCTATTTGCTGAGTTCCGTCTGCTTGATATGGGAGAACGCCTCGGAAGATTCATAGGGCAGTACAGAAATGAATACTTTAAACCCGATAAGCAAAATGGCTATATCGTGTATTCCTACAAGCCACTTCCCGATGCGGAAGAAAGGATATACGAGAAAATCTCCGACATCACAGTTTCCATGAAAGCAGTAGATCACTTGAAAATGCCAAAGCTTATCTCCAACGAATACTCTGTGAAAATGTCTGAATCTGAAAAGGAAAAATACAAGGAACTGAAAGAGGAGTTAATTCTTGAAGTGCAGGATACGGAGATAACTGCGGCAAATGCAGCGGCGTTAAGCAACAAGCTGTGTCAGATGTCCAATGGTGCTATTTATGATGATGACGGAGAAATTATTCCCATACATAATCGTAAACTTGATGCACTGGAAGATATCATTGAATCGGCAAACGGAAAGCCTGTACTTGTTGCATACTGGTTCAAGCATGACAGAACAAGAATTGCTGAAAGGCTTCATAAACTGGGAATTGTGTACTAGGAAATCAAATCCGCCGAAAGCATTAAAAAGTGGAACAGTGGAAAATTACAAGCCGCACTTATTCACCCTGCATCAGCAGGACATGGCTTGAATCTTCAATCGGGAGGTAACTTCCTTGTATGGTTCGGACTTACATGGAGCCTTGAACTGTACCAGCAGACAAACGCCCGTCTTTGGCGGCAGGGGCAGCAGTCCGAAACAGTCGTTATACAGCACATCGTCACAAAAGGAACTGTTGATGAAAAAATTCTGAAAGCACTAAAGGAAAAGGACGAAACGCAGACAGCCTTAATGACAGCAGTTAAGGCAGAACTGGAGGGTTAAATGGGAGAGGGTTACAAGGAACTGGCGGCGGCAATTGTGGAACAGGCAGTCTGGGATTACAGAAATGCACTAAAGAGAAAGAACAATTCTGAGGTACATAGCCTTGAGAAATTCTTCCTTTCCGGGTGGTTTGAATTACTTTCAGATTATGACGGCGATGAAATAATGCGGATAATAAGGAGGGATGCAGCGTGAGAGAATTCTTTGAAAAAATGGTATCACAGGAGAGAAAAGTTGAAATGATGAAAGAAGAATATCATCGTATCAGAGAATCTCTTGATATTTCCGGCGTAAGTTACGAAAATACCGGCGGAACACAGGGGAGCAGAAAAACAGATACTATGGCTGAAATCATTGCTGAAATGATGGATTTTGAAAATAATATGAAACAGGAAGAATTCAAACTGGCAGTAATGCGTCTGAAAGCAACTGCTGCAATCAGCAAATTAACTGATGATAATGAACGTGAGGTTCTTCGCCGTTGGTATCTGATGCAGCAGTCGGAAGAAAAAATCAGGAATGAAATGGGTTATAGCCAAAGCATGATTTACGAGTTCCGTAAGCGTGGATTTAAGCATCTTGAAACTTCGGAATAAATCGGAAAAAATCGGAATGGAAATCCATTGACATTCTTGAAAAAGTGTGATATCATAGATAATAGAAAGATATATCGAAAAGCCGTTGCGGAGAAATCTGCAGCGGCTGTTTTTATGCCATGACGGAGGTAATGTTATGAAAGCAAATGAATACTTAAAGAAAATACAGCGTTTGAACAGTGAGGCTGAAAAAGTTATGCGGCAGATTTCTGTTCTCAGTGAAATTGCTGAGAAAATCTCATGCGATTCTTTAGCTGATATGCTTGATGATATTATTGAGGATATTTATGAAACGCACTCCTCACTTACTGAAAAGGTAAGTCTCATGATCAGCAACATCACAAATCTTGATGAACCCCTTGAAAGTGCGGTGCTTATTTACCATTTCCACCGTGGCTATAGCTGGAGTAAGATTGCGGAAAAACTTCATCTCACAGAAAAGCACGTGCAGATAATCTACGAAAGGGCGCTTGTTTCCCTTGAAGATTATCTTGAGGAAACTGATGATGCCGAAGAAGAGTAAGTGTCCCTGCAAGCGCCCCGGCTGTCCACAGCTTGTGGAATCAGGGCAGCTTTACTGCAATGAACACAAGCCTCTGCATCCAGACCGTCCCTCAGCCTCCAAGCGTGGCTACGGCAGTAAGTGGCGAAGGCTGAGTAAACAGTATCTCCGCAAGCACCCTATGTGTGTGAAGTGTATGGCTGAAGGGAGATTCGTTCCCGCAACTGTTGTTGACCACATCATTCCGCATCGTGGCGATGAGAAACTCATGTGGAATCAGGATAACTGGCAGGCACTTTGCAAGCCTTGTCATGACAGAAAAACATGGACGGAGGATAAGAATCCTGTGTATACTTACTGATTAGACCCCCGGGGGTATCAATATCTCTACGGAGGATTCACGAAAAGACCGGCGCGCCCTTGTACGCACTGAACAGGCGTATTCCAAGAGGGTATATACCCAATTTCAAAGATTCCCTAAATAACTTTACATTCCCAACTGCATAGTTGGGATTTTTTTATGCCCGATTGATTTTTGTTTGAATTTTGCAGGAGGTGAGAACTATGGCGAAGGACGGTACAAACAGAGGCGGAGCCAGACCGGGTGCCGGACGGCCAAAGAAGGCACTTTCTGAAAAAATTGCATCCGGGAATCCGGGCGGCAGAGCATTAACACAGATTGTTGTCCCAGATGACATTCCAGACCTCTTGGGCGAAGAAATGCCAAAGCCAAACGAAATCCTATCGGCAAAACAGAGAAATGGAAAACCTCTCGGTGCAGATAAAATCTATCGTGATACATGGCTGTGGCTGAAAGGTTTCAAGTGTGAACGCCTTGTTTCTCCGGCAACGATTGAACAGTATGCTATGTCGGTTGCACGTTGGATTCAATGTGAGGAGGCTATAAGTTCTTACGGACTTCTTGGTAAGCATCCTACGGTATCTAACTCACCGATTCAGAGCCCTTTTGTTGCTATGAGCCAAAGTTTTATGAAACAGGCACAGCAAATCTGGGCACAGATTTATCAGGTTGTACGTGAGAACTGTTCGGAAGAGGTCACGCTTAATGGTGAAATGGATATGATGGAAAAGCTACTACGCAGCAGAAAGTGAGGACGAAGTGGCAAAACCGCAAAAAATTACAATTAATGTTGGCGATAAGATTGGTTCAATTACAGTTCTTGATGAGTGGGGGCGTGAAAAACATGGGCATTTACAATACAAGGTAAAGTGTGATTGCGGAAAAATATACATCTGCAATAGAGCCGCACTTCTTCGTGATTATCCGAGATGTGCTGAATGTTTGAAGAAACTTACTCCTCCACGCCCACCAAAGTTGACTGTAGGTTCGGTGATAAATAACTGGGGAATCATATCTGTAAGATATGATGCAAAGAGTTTTCAGAATTTATACTCATGCAGGTGTACACTTTGCGGATATATATCAGAGAGAAATCATAGTCAAATACAAAAACGAAAAGGGAAACCATGTTCAAAATGTATACCCGATTATCATTTTAGAGTTTTCGGTACAGCCGCTTATGGTACACTTCCAAGCGGCGAAGAGTTTATTATTGATGTTGATGATATGAAACGAGTTAATGAGTATTATTGGCACATTGGAAAAGAGGGGTATGCTATTTCAACACAGCGAAACAATGAAGATACCCTTCGCTTACATAATTTTATTATGAATTTTATTCCCAGCCCTAAACTTTATGTGGATCATATAAATCGAAAAAAGCTCGATTGCCGTAAATCTAATCTCAGAATTGTCACTGCACAGCAGAATGCAATGAACAAAAGCCGACAGAAAAATAATACAACAGGATTTGTAGGTGTAACCTTTGAAAAATCACAAGGTTACTATAAGGCGAGAATCGGATTAAATAACAGAAGAATACATATTGGAACATCAAAAAACCCTGTAATATGTGCCCAGATGTATAATTGGGCAGCGATAATTATTTTTGGTGAATTTACAGGAGAACTTAATGTTGTTCCCGAACCTTCTGATAAAATCAAGCATCTTGTTGAAGAAAAATGCAAACCTTATCTTTTAGAAGCTGAAGTTGCTGCACAACCGTGCAGCTTTTTATATTTACAACGAAAAGGAGCTTAAAATGAAAGCAGATAATAATTTCTGGAGAGAACTAAAAAATAATAAACCCTATCTTACCAAGCAGCAATACCGCACTATCAAGGGTCAGGCAGTCAAAGGAAACGTTGATGCTGCACGAAAAGGTATGCTCAGAATAAAACAGAGGAGGCAGTATCAGTGACCACAACTACTGAATTTCAGCTTGTTGATATCAACAAGTTAGTACCATACGCCAATAATGCCCGAACACATAACAAGGAACAGATTCTGAAACTTCGTTCATCTCTGCGTGAATTCGGTTTTGTAAATCCTGTTATCATTGATAAGGATTACAATGTACTTGCAGGTCATGGACGTATTATGGCGGCAAAGGAAGAAGGAATCACAGAAGTTCCCTGCGTGTATGCCGACCATTTCACAGAGGCTCAGAAGAAAGCGTATATTCTCGCTGATAATAGAATGGCGCTGGATGCTGGCTGGGACGATGAACTCCTTGCCGTTGAAATGGAAGAACTCCAGAACCTCGGCTTTGACCTTGGTCTTACCGGATTTGATGAAAAAGAAATAGCTGACCTTTTTGATACAAACGGCAGCGATGATGTTAAGGACGATGATTTCGACCTTACAACAGCACTTGAAAAAGCAGCATTTGTACAGCGTGGAGATATATGGACTGTCGGCAGGCACAAACTGATGTGCGGTGATGCTACATCTGCCGAAGATGTATCTGCTCTTATGGGAGATACCAAAGCTAATCTCATTCTTACGGACCCGCCTTATGGAGTATCTTTCAAAAGTTCCAGCGGACTTACCATTCAAAACGACAGCATGAAGAATGAGGAATTCTATACATTTCTTCTTTCTGCTTTCAAGTGTATGGCTGACCATCTTGAAAAAGGCGGTGCGGCATATGTGTTCCATGCTGATACGGAAGGCTTGAATTTCAGAAAGGCATTCATTGATGCCGGATTCCACTTAGCAGGTTGCTGTATCTGGGTAAAGGACAGCCTGGTTCTCGGACGTTCTGATTATCAGTGGCAGCATGAACCAGTGTTGTATGGCTTTATGCAGAACGGCAAGCACAACTGGTATTCTGACCGCAAGCAGACAACTATCTGGAATTTCGATAAGCCAAAGCGTAATGCCAATCACCCCACTTCGAAGCCGTTAGACCTATTAAGTTATCCTATCGGAAACTCCACACAGGCAAATGGTGTTGTTATTGATACATTCGGCGGCAGCGGTTCAACCCTTATGGCTTGTGAGCAGATGAACAGAATCTGCTATACAATGGAACTTGATGAAAAGTATGCGTCTGTTATTCTCAGACGTTATGTTGAGGACACAGGTGATGCTGACGGTGTGTATGTTATGCGTAATGGTATGCAGATAGCATACTCTGAACTTGTGAAAGAGGTGGAAAAGCCGAATGAATAAACCACTTA